ATTGTAGAACATTTAGCAGGTGATTCTACGATAACTAATTTCATGTATATATAACTTTATAAATTATATCTATATCTTTTAGTTTCAATTATATCTTTTAGTTTCAATTCTATGATATTTTATTCGGTGACATCTCGCGCTACAAATTTATTTTTATATGCAGTCCACGAAATTTTTTTGTTTTTTTTATATGTAGATTTAGCATTTTGTCGTTGTGGTTGTTTATTATTCAGGGCACTGTCAATATATATCTTTTTCAAAATACTACCTACTCTAAATGACCCGTCATGTTCGTCTATATTCCCATCTTCGATATCTTTTAGAACAGTCAGAAACTCCGCTAAAAGTTTCAAATCGATTTGGTTCTTTTTAATTTTATTGTATATATCAGTATAATTAGCATACAAAAAACTACATTTAGAGCTGCACATCATATCAAATTCACCCGGGTTTGTTTTTGCCAACCGAGCATATCGAACTTTCATCGATGATAGAATATGTACTTGCTCTTTAATCATATCACTATGCTTTACCTTCCGTATGAGGTCGGTAGTGTTTCCATCTTCGTTTGTACCAATTAGTTTTTTAAGATTTAAACGGTCTTCTTCATTCATTATATATTTATATTATTTATAATATTTATATATGAATTTTAAAAATACATTAAAATCGGCAAATCGTAAACCATTTTGGCAAAAATTTTTAATTTTAATTTTAATTATCGTTGGTCTTCATATAATACTTGGTCGGTTTAGTAAGAAATGTACCATAGAAAATCTGGATTTACCTATCAGTAAAAAAGAAGAACAATCTAAACAGATTAACAAATTATTATCAGATATTAACATGTCCAAACTAAAACAACAGAACCTTTCAAAAAAATTAGCTTAATTCATTATAATTATCTCGTGTATTTATAATGAATACACGTGATGTTTTGTACACCATCTTAATTTTTTCTGCATTTTGTTATTTGTATATTATTGGCTTAATGGATCGCATTCAGGAGGAATCAAGTAAACCAGAAAGGTGGAAAGAACTTAAATGCAAACCATCTATCATTCCATTTGCAAGTCATTATGGACCACCTGGAACGTCAACTGCTGACAACTTTCAAGAATGCTTAACTAAAATGAGTGAATCTAATATGTTTGATTTGCTGACACCAATGGGACTATTATTCAAAGGTATTACATCCCAATCTGGTAATTTAACAAAAAGTGCTGGTGGATTACATGACCTCATGAGTAATATGACTAATTCTAGTAATAATTTATTTAGTATGCACTCAAACCTTCTCATAAATGTCGTTTCTGGTGTATATAAAATACTTGCAAATATGAAAGATACTACAGAAAGAACTGTCACTATAAATGAATACCTTAAATCACTCATTGATGAACAAACAAAAATATTATATAGTTACTCGTTACTTAATAAAACACAATAATAAATTGTATATACAATAATTATATACAATAATTATATATATATATATATAATTATGTCTGACGATACAGCAACAAAAATATCACTATTATTCAAAGATGTTTCCAATGATAATTATTTTTCAAAATATTCATCTCACATATTGGCATCAATTATCATATTATGCTTAATTATTGGTTTAATAACATATTATAAAATTAAAAATCAACTTGGTAGTTATAAATATAGACGAGACGCAAAAACTGGGGAGCTTCTATGGCCTGATGAGAAATGTTTACCATATATTTTACCCATTGCTGGACATATAGACAAATTACCAGGTGAAACAATTGCCGGTGCAACTGACAGGAATTTTCAAGAATGTGTAGAATCAATGGTAAAAGATAAAAATAATGAATATATTAATCCGTTTAATGAAATTGTTGCCGCTGCATTAGCATTGAGTGGAACAGTCATGGCTGGGTTGGGGTTTGTATTAAATAGTGTTATATCATTGGCAGAATATATCAAAAATCAATTTGGTGGATTGAATAATATTTTATCAAAAATGAAAACAGAAATTAAATCTATTTTTCAAAATGATATTTTTACAAGTTTATCAAATTCATATAGGGGAATTTATAATGTTGCAGGTAAACATACGTTATTTCTTACGAAATTCATTAAAAATGTAGTGAAAAGTATCGGAGAAGATTATTTCCGTTTATTTTTGTACTATCTATATTATCAGTTATTGCGACAAGCATATGAAATCGCAAACAGCTTATCAATAAGTGCCGGCACCGAAGCGGTGGCAGGATTCTTTACCGGAAACCCAGAATTAGGTCAAACAAGCGAAGGGTATTATTATAAAATATATAAATCTGCTGAAAAAGAACTCAGGGAAAAACTTATTTTACAACAAACAATGTTAACTGCACACGGTAACCCATTAGCACCACACATAGCTGGCACTGATGCCGATACTACAAAAGTAATGGACCAAAAATATACATTGTTTTCAAGTGATGTATATACTGAAGGTTGGCACGATTACAAAAGCACTGAAAAAATTACATTTATTCAGCCAATGTCACTGGTTGCCTGGGAAAATTTCGCAGAATGGCGAAATATACGATTTAATAAAGTTAAAAAAAACTTGCAAAGCGATATTGATTTTTGGGATGTTCCAAGACGCTTTAGATATAAAGACCAATATTTTACAGAACAATGGTATAATCATTCGATACCAAATCACGTAAGTCACGATAAAATAGAAAAATCTCTTAAAGATTTATTCAAAAATTACTATGGGGCGGGTGATCAAGCCACCGCACAAGGAGCTGAAATGTCTTCGGCCTCCAAGATGCATGTAAGTTTAGAGGCTGAGTTTATTACACTGCCCTTGACGGCGTGGGAGGAGGCGGAGAAGGAGTGTAGTGGTACTACATATCCCACAATATGGCCGATGGACAGGTACCCCGGTATAGTTGATGACAAAGTGTTTCATGCGGGAGGTGGGGACGCAAATGCAGCAAAGAAAAAACATATATTTGTTGGCACATATAACCAGTTACGCAAAATATCTAAAGATGGGGAGGTTGGGTATTATTCTGATAGGCGCGATAAGGTTTTGGGCTTGATGAAACAACAAGCTATTAACGGCAAAGACGCTCTTAAAGAAATTGAAAAATATATGGGGAATCAATATAAATTTCATAAGCAATTACATCAATGTATCACAATCACATATACAGATGAAACAATTCCTTCACAAATTTACAAAACCCTGAATGAATTGGGGCGGGGGGGCAAGTCGGATAAAAGCAATCAATGGATAGATGCCGACCCAGATAAAAATCAAGTGCATATTAGTAATATTACGTGGAACAAAGGCGTCGGGGCTGGCGGCTTTGGGGATAAGGCATTGTATCCATTCCCTGTCAATTTTGAAAGATATTCGCAAATGAATTCACATATGGCGAAATTTGGGAAACACTGGCCACCGCTTTATTTTAGAGGTTATCTACCTGACTATGAACAAGCTGGCGAGTATGCTGACATATATGATGACCCGGTCAAAATGAAAAAATATAAAGCTTTAAATCCATTCTATGATGACCCAATTTGGTTTTCGTCAGATTATGACTTTGGAATGGGTGAGCGCACAGCATTTTTGTTCGATAGAGAAAAAAACAAGATTGAAGTTACATTCCCGGACAAGGACTGGACGAAATCCGAACAAGTCGCTAATCCTGGATATTATAATGGCAAAGTTCGATTTAATCTTCAACGATATGATTTTACGCGTGGTGGGTGGTGGGGCAATGAAATTAAACTAATCGATTCATGGGATACAGGGCGCCGAGTAAGCGGTAGGTATGGGGGTAATAGCCCACTCACACAGCCCAATGACAGCAGTGGAAAGCGGGACCGGAAAAACGAAACGGATAAATGCCCCCATGCGAAACGCGACAACAAAAGAGTTTCAGACGCAGACGGGATAGGCTACATGGACCACAAGCATGCGAATGCTGCATATTGTAGAGTGTTCGGTGTTCCTACCATGGGGTCAGGCAATGCGGTCATTACTGATGATAAGCACGAACACAAAGACGCTGACAAACAACACATTAACGATGAGGCGGTGAGCACTGGCGATTTGAATCTTACAACGCTCGACCCCAATGAATTTTCTTTTATGCGCAAATATGCATTAAAACCTGGTAAAGAAGCCAATTCGTCGGTGCAGACCGACTACTATAATGTGAATCTGATGGAGGGTGCAACGAAACATTGGGTTAGCAAATCGAAGGAAGGAGTTAATGAGTCCGCAGTCAAAACACTAAAAGATATTGTATATGAATTGAGAGTTACAACTAATAAAGCATCACCTGGTCATCGTAGCGAATTCTATGTTCACAACTCGGAACCAATCCTTTCCGAGATCGATGGCCATGCGTTTGTAGATAAAATCTGCAATAGAACCGGGGGGGGGAAATTAAGGAATTGGAAGGATAATAAAGGAAGGTTCAATGAGATTCGTCAATTAAAAGAGAAAGCCCTTTTTTTCGGACAAAGGAATCCAGACGGAGGTGGCGATGTCCTGGAGGCACCCAGCTATGGAATACCCATTGACAATTTGGTTCCGAGTGATTTTATTTGGGCTGGTTGGGGGAATGTAACATTTCCGACAGTCTGGTGGAAACAAACCGAAAAAGTTTCTGCAAAAAATGCCATCCTTGAAGACCAGATACTTACTAATATTTGCGAGCCTGGTTGGGAGTTTAATTTGGGACCATATGAAACGACAAAAACAGTCGAGATTGATAATCGGTATGGAACACATACATGTGAAATGAATAATATGACACTATATTCTCAGTTGCAATTCTGTTTCGGCATTAATTCACCAATTTTCTTAAAGAATGGTAAGAAAGTTTATATACAAGATGTAAAACTTGGCGACATTCTCTCAGATGGGTCAATTGTAACAAGTACTACAATTAGTGAAATTGGAGCGAATGAAATTTATATGTTGCCATGCAGTAGTTTAGAAGAACCTATTTTAGTTTCAAATAAACACAAGGTTGAATTAATAACATACACTGATGGATTAAGAGAGAAGTCGTTTGTGCAGGCAGAACAACATCCAGATGCAGTAAAATGTGATAACTATGAACACAATATATTATACTGTGTATGTACGAATACGAGTCGCATTGTTATTAACGATTATGTATTTCAAGACTGGAATGAAATCGGTGCGGTTGATTATTATGAACTTTTCAATTTTTTTAATAAAACACCCTATTTCAAAAATCTCAATAAGTTTGGCATATTCTTAGATAATGACGTAAAAGAAATGATTCATAACCAACTTGCTAGTGGACTATGGGGTAAAACCCCAATAAGATTGCATAATAAAAGTGTATGTAATTTAGATGAAATTAAAATTGGTGATGTATTAACATCTGGCGATAGAGTGCTGTCCATTATCAAGACAAAATGCGATGATGTTGATATATATAAACACAATATAGAAGGAAAAACATTTTATGGTAGTAAAAACATCTCGTATTATCCAAAAACGAACACGACAGACGACAATAACTCAGTTGATTTGTTATTGAAAGATATATCGAGTAAATGTGCAGAAGGGTTGCCAGGAGATTGTGAAAAAGTTTTATATCATTTTATAACCAATTCAGGTTCTATACCGATAAATGGTATTAAATTTGCGTTCCATAATCATGCACTACAACACATTCTCTCTATTTAAGAGAACAATTTATATTGCAAAGTTCTTATATAACCATATAACTTAAAAAATATATATATAATAGTATATAATGTTTGACAGTTTGGATAATCTATTTAAAACCCGTATTATTATTGGAGGTGGCGTATTTGTCCTAGGATTTTTGGTATATAAAATGCAACCCAGTTGTTTAAATTCATTTTATGTAAACAAGCAGGGTTATTTCAAAAATTTTGGTCGGGTACCTGTTAATTCTACTCCAAACGAATTTGATGTAATGTCAAGTGATAAGGCAACGCCAAGTGATAAGGCAACGCCAAGTGATAAGGCTGGTCCAAGTGATAAGGCTGGTCCAAGTGATAAGGCAACGCCAAGTGATAAGGCAACGACAAGTGGTAATGCAATGCCAAGTGATAATGCAACTCCAAGTAATAAGGCAATGCCAGAAAATTGTACTTAATAATTGATATTAAATATTATATATATTAATATATAATGACTTCGCGTGAGAATATTTATTCAAAAAGTATTTTAATAAAACGAATTAATATACCGATTAAAAATATTAATAAAAAAATAGATGAACTCTTGAAAAAAAAAATAGTAGATGCATATGAAGGAAGATGTGTGTCAGAAGGATTTATTAAAAAGAATTCATATAAATTTATTTCAAAGAGTTGTGGTGTAATTTCTGGAAATACAATAAATATTGATGTAATATTTGAATGCGAATTATGCTTACCAGTTGAAGGGATGACATACAAATGCATTATTCGAAACAAAACAAAAGCCGGGATACGTGCGGAAATCGACGAAGATAATTCTCCGGTAATTATATTTATTGCGAGAGACCATCATAATAATAATCAAACATTTATAAAAGCGAATGAGGGTGATATGATAAACGTGACTGTAATTGGGCAGCGTTATGAATTAAATGACAAATATATTTCAGTAATTGGGGAAATTAAGAATGGTGATATTTTACAACCACGATTATCAATTAATTGATAAATTAATAAAAATAGCATATAAATATTTTCTTATGGGATAGTATAATGTCTGCGGATTCAGTTGTTGATGGCCTCTCTAATATAGAAGTCCAATTAAATAATGATATTAAAAATAGCTTTGCGCATATTAAACAAAATGTTAGGCGTGTATCAAGGTGCTCAGAAGAGTTAAAAACGTATTTGCAGGCCAAATATCCGAATGGATTTAATCTTGAAAACATGCTTGAGGTTGTGATTGAGTGCATTCAATATCTATCCACTGTTAAAAAATTATCTGGACAACAGAAACGACAGGTGATAATTGATGCTATATTATTGCTATTAGACGAAACAAATAGTAATGAATTAGAAGTGTATGAACCAATTATTAAATCCATGATACCGGCGACGATTAATACATTGATTGATGTAGAAAAAAAGAAAATAAAACTGAACAAACGAGCAAGTTGTTGGAATTGTTGTTGTTAAAATATATATAAAAACATATTAGTTAAATTATTAGATGTCATTTGAATTGGCAAAGATGAGGGATACGATTGAGGGGTTAAATAAAGAACAGCAAATTCAAATTTTGCGATTATTTAAAGATAATAAAATACCGATAAATGAAAATAAAAACGGGGTATTTATAAATCTTACAGGTCTATCTGATGATACTATAACCAAATTAAATTCGCATTTAGAACATATCATTTCGCAAGAAGTTCTTCTCAAAAACACAGAAGATGTTAAAAAAACATACAAAGATAATTATTTTGATAATGATATTAAAGATAATTTAATAAATACAATTAACAATGTATAATTTTGATAAGCTTAGTCAATTTTCTCTTACAAATGATTTATTTAATGCGCATATTGATAAATCATTTGAGACATATGTATGTAAAGTACAACCAGTCGATTCATCCAGGAAACAAAATCGATTTATAAATATTCCAAAATCATATGACCAATTATTTTGGTGCTTTTACATTTTTCATAAGGGAATCGACCAGTATAACATGGTACAAAACAATATATTTTCAGTAGAAAAAGAAATGAAATTTGAATTTGTCAATTTATTGCGTAGTAATAAAGAATTACTAAAACAATTGAAACTAACGCGAATCGGGGTTGAGAGTGAATTAGTAAATGATAAACGTATCTCAATCGATGTGTTTTTTTTATTATGTATTTATCATAAAATAGATATAATGTATATTCATAATGCGTTTTATTATGAAGTTATCAATTCAGACAGAACTCCTAATATTGTAGTGTTTAATAAAAACAATTATATGATAGATACTCGTCAGAATGAAATAGATTATTATAGACTTAACCTATGCAAAATGGATAGTATTAAACGATTTATCAAACCAATTAGTGCATATAAAATAGACGATTTGCAAAATTTTGCTATGAAACTTAATATTGCAATAGAGGACCCCAGTGGGAAACGCTGTAAAAAACAAGATATTTATGATATGATATTAAGTATTATTAATAAATAATTGAATAAAATAACTATATATATCTATATATATAGAATGGAACCTATAATTGCAAAGTATTTAGAAAAAAGTGGTTCCGGTAATGCAAATTCAGAACATGAATTGGAAATCCGGTTTGGAACTAAACATGGTAAAATAACAAAAATAAATTTTGATAATGTAATAAAAAAACTTCGGTCTATTGGATTTCAACTATCCAACAAACATACCGAAAATCGCCTGAGAATTATGAGCAAAAATATGCAAAAAGTTAGATGTGATATTCATGGGGCTGAAAACATTTCAACCTATTGTAAAACAAATAGTTTATCTAAAATTCCAACTGAACGTTATGCATTTGTCGAAAAATATGCACCTGACGGCATAGCTCCATATGATAATAACGAATTCCAATTTAGATTATCATATCAGATTGAACGTACTGTATCTGATGTAGATAAGATTAATAATTATCTTTCCACCTGGAAAGATATGCCAAAAAGATTTCGATATATAAGTCGTATTTCTTTAGAACATCCATTAATGCATTTTGTTAAAGTTGATATGACTATTACAAAGTCATCTAAAGTACAAAATGGTCAATATCAACCGGAGTACACGATTGAAGCTGCTAACGTATTTAATAACCCAGAGAATTATGAAATCGAATTTGAAATTCTACCAAACGCAATCGGAGGTGATGAAATACATGCGATGATTAAAAAAATGATTAAAAACATTTCATCTGGTTTGCAGGAAACAAACTACCCAATTCCACAATCTAAACAATCATATATTTTAACAAATTACCATAACATTGTAAATGGTAAAAAACCTATCGAAACATATGAAAAATTTCTAAAAACGCCAGAAAACATTGCAATGACTTCCCGAAATTTTATAGGACCCAATTCGATTACACTACAACTTGTGAATATTGTGAAAAATGAAAACGAACAAATTGTGCCAAATATTAATAATAACTATACTGTTACTGATAAAGCTGATGGATTGCGGAAATTACTTTTAATCAATAGTGATGGTCTTATATATTTGATTACAACAAATATGGAAGTACAATTTACAGGTATGAAATGCACAAATAAAAAATGTATTAATACAATTATTGATGGTGAGCATATTATACATGGTAAATCAAATAAATACATTAATCTATATGCTAGTTTTGATATTTATTTCTCTAATGGTAATGATGTTAGAAAACATCCATTTCACGACAATGACATATGTCGATACCAAATGCTTATTGAGATTAACAAATTAATCAATGATTCTACTGCTAATATTGTTAATAATGTTAATAATATCCTTAAATTCAAATGTAAATTATTCTATACTAGTAAAAACATATTTGCATCTTGCAAGAAAATTCTCGACGAAGACACTGCTGGAAATCTTGAATATGAAACAGACGGGTTGATTTTTACACCAAGTGATATTGGTGTAGGTATCAATGAAAAAGGTGAACGTATTGTAAATAAGAAAAAAACATGGGAAAAAAGTTTCAAATGGAAACCACCACAACACAATACTGTCGATTTCTTAGTAACAACCATTAAAAATAAAACAAACAGTGATGCTATTTACGATATAATCAGTGATGATTTTCAAAGATATAAAACGCTCACGTTGCGATGTGGGTTTTCTGAACAATTTGTAAATCCTTGTCAAAATATTTTGGATGATAACATTCATATACCCAAACGTTCGAATCAATACAAACCCGCTCCTTTTCATCCAACTAACCCAAGCGACGACGAAGCGCATATTTGTAATATAAAACTTCGCAAAGATTCTATCGGGACGCTTCAAATGATGACTGAGGATGGTGATATATTTTCAGATAAAGCAATTGTTGAATTTAAATATATTAAAGAAAATAATAGCAAATGGCGTTGGGTGCCAATTAAAGTTAGATATGATAAAACCGCTCAATATTTATCTGGGGAAAAGGTTTATGGCAATTCATATGCTGTTGCAAATAGTAATTGGAAATCTATTCACGAACCTATTACGCTTGAAATGATTACAACTGGGTCAAATATACCAACCGATTTTGATGCAGGAGTTTATTATACCAGTGATAAAACTAAAAGCAAAACACAAGCCATGCGCAATTTTCACAATTTATATGTTAAAAATAGTCTTATTATGAATGTAAG